GCCCGATTTCTAAGCGGCCAGTATTGCCTAGTCAAGCCCATTGGACCGTGACCAACTAAATTACCTTTAGCTACCTCATAACCAAGTAATCCCCAAAGTAACGAACTAAGTTCCCATTTGGCCATTGCAATATTACGTTCAACCACATCTGCTCCAGCCATTGCCTTGCTAAATGCTGTTGTTATTGGCGCTAGTGGACTAAGATATAAACCCTCTGAAATCAGGTTAACTGGTGTACGGGTATATGGAATAGCTAATTTAGCTAACAGAAATCTATTAGTAAAACCAGCCAGTAATCTTGATAAATCTCCAGTGTCAGTAAAGGTATAATAGTTCATATACTTAACTACTTTTTCGTGAAGAGCATCTGATAAATAAGCCATCTGATTTTCAGAATAGTCAGAAGCAAATTTATCAATTGATGCCCAATTATTTAAACCTAGTTTTTCAGCTTCCTCCAATCCTTCTTGATATGATAACATACGAGCCGCTGCTCGATAGGATAGAGTTTTACTAAACTGGTCGATAGCGGTAATTGAGCGTCGTCCTAATCCACCCAATGCTCCGAGCATACGAAAAGCCTTTTGATAAGGCATTTCACGATAGCTGTCTAAAGCAAAACCTTCAGTTTTTTCTAAAAATCCTAATGATTCTTGAAATTCAGCTTTACCAGAATAAAGGCTTTTAGACAACCATTTAAGTCCGTCTCGTAATGCTTCTCTTTGTCCTTGTACAGAAGCTAAAATAGTCTTAACACCAGCTTGCCTACCGTATGCCTGACCTATTCCAATGCCACGAAATAAAGTTTGTACCTGCATGTTCAAAGCGTCGGTAACAGCCTTAGCCATAACTATTCTGGGATTAGCTAACTGAGCATTAATCAACGCTATTTGAGGATTCTTCAAATGAAATTTTAGACGTTCATACAACGAAGCTTTTTGTTTATTATCTTCTGCTGTTTGAGCGTCAAGAATTTTCTTTTGAATCTTAGTACCACGTTCACTAGCCTCTTGAGAAGCTTCAAGTAATTTCTTTCGCATACCTGGAGATTCAATAGCTAATCTTCCAACCGTACCGCCGGTTAATGGTCCAATTACTTTCTCTATTTCCTGCTGAGCAAGTTTTACAGCTTCTTCATCAGAGGCTACAGTACCAACTACATTTTGAATTTTTTCTAATAGCGGTCGTTTTATCTGTGTAGGTAAATAACCAACAATTGTATCTAACTCTTCTAATGAAGCGTTTTCTAATGGTGATTCTCCTAAAGTTTTAATAAGACTACTTACCTGACCTGCTGCTAATCCACCACCTACTAAATTGCCAACAAATTCAGCTACCTCTGCTACTGTATCGTTATTAGTGGCTAATTGAGCGGCACCTTTAAGTAAATGTCCTCCAATAGAACCACCAATAGTGGCTTCAGGGAATGTTTCTAATGCAACTATGTATAAAAATTGACCCAGGCTAAGTGGCTTCTCTATGACACCTTTCATACCTTGTTGCTGATAAGCCTGAGTAAAAGATTCTTCCTCAGTTAATGAATCAGTTCCATCACGTTTTTCTTTAGCTAATTTTTCGGCTTGGAAATAATCATCAGTAGCTTCACTCATGGTTCGGGTCTCATTTCTGCACCTGCACCTGGGGTCATCTCAGGTTCTGGTGCTGGCTCAGATGATGGAGTTGGACCAGTAGCTTCAGGAGTTGGTTTAGGTGTTGGAGTTTCTTTTGGTTTAGGTATAACGTATGGTGTAGGAATACCAGCAGATTCCCACTTAGATTTATAGAATGGAGCTATAGTTTGTTCAAATTTCTCTTGAAATGGAGAAAGTTTCCTACCTTCTTTAATTGCTCTATTAATAGATTTTTGAAGTCCTGGACCAAAGTTTTCCTGTACTGATTTTACAGCTTCACCTAAAGCCGCTATACGTTCATCTAGTTTATCTCTATCGTTTAAAGCATTTTTTAAATGTGTTAGAGTGGTGTTATAAAAAGATAGATTTTCTGGAAAATCATAAGGAGTATGAATTTCTGGGTCATATTCTTTAAAGGTATTAGTAAACTGCTCAATTACCTCGTTATTACCTCGCTTAGTATTAGCAGTGACTTGTTTATAATATGCATTAAAATCGCTAGCTAATTGAATCTTAGTTCCATTTGGAACTCTAGCAGTGTCTATATAATTAGATTTAAAAAATTCTAAGTCAGGTATATTATTAATTTTATGCATCTCAGCTAAAATATGATTATAAGCTGTTTCATTTGTTTGTACTGGTGGAACATAATCAGGAGTATTGGCTTCAATTTCTGCCCTAGATAAACCATGTGCATATGCATAATCAGGAGTTATCTGTTTATGTAAAAGTTTATCTCTCAAGATAGCTAACTGTTGTTCGTGTTCTTGGTTACCTTTTAATAACATTTGGTCCTGATAGTGTAGATATCTTTCAGTTAAACTCTGTAACTCTTGTGGACGTAAACCAGAACCTTCAGGAGTCATATTAAGCAAAGCTTCTTCAGCATGTATACTAGGATTTTTTGGATTAGTAGCCTGTCTTAATAATTCACTAGCCTTTTCTAGTTGAGTAGCATGAAGAAAATTAGTCTTATCTAAATCAGCCTGATTAGAAGGAATTAAACCAGCATCACGTTCACGGTCAATTGCATCTAGTACATTCTTTTTAAGCTGATTTCCTTCAGCGTCAGATTTAGCTAATGCTGCAACTTTAACAGAATTATTAACAAAAGCTTTAAAGTCAGCCGCATGTTGTCGGCCTAAATCACCAATGCCTTTTAAATAGTTCTGACGTATATAATGAGATGCCTGTACTCCAATGGTCTTTTGAACCACTGGAGACATCCCAGGGTGTTGTTTAAGAAGACCATCAACTATATTATGAACACCTTCCTGATATAAACGAGAACGAGTAGGAATATCCTGTATATCACTAAGTTCAGTATCTAGCTTATCAATTTGGTTAGCGAAATCTAGTTGAGCTTGGTCTCCATCTAAAGATTCTTTTTGCTTCATTATGGCTGTTAATAAGACAGCCGCACGACGCATGGTTTCATCAACCTGTTGAGCAGACCTCTGCACCTGTTCCTGAACTGGAGTCTGAGAAGGAAACGAAGGAGTTTGTCCAACAAATTGTCTAGGTGCTGGTCCTATTTCAAGTTCAGCCACTAAGTAGTTCCACCAAATCTAGATAAATTTAACTGGTTAGAGAATGCTAAACTATATGGGTCGGTCTTGGTCTTTAACGAATAAGCTTCAATTCCACTAGTCACTGAACCAGTAATTCCACTAGTAATAGCGCCAATTGTAGCTGCATCAGCCTGTTCTTCTGCTACTGATTTACCAATTACACCTTGATAACGTAAATTGCTCGACTGTATATTAGCAGCATACTTGGTGTACATGTCGTTTAACTGCGCTTCATCAACCGATTCCGCTAGTATGGTAGCTGGACTGCCTTCTTCAGTAATACCTGAAGCAGCCGTAGCAGCTCTCATTGAACTAATAATGTGCGTAGCTTGATAATCTTGACGAGCTATCTCAGCACCAGCTTGCTGCTGGACTTGTTGAGCCTGTGACTCCAGAGCTTCAGATTGTCTACTGGCTACTTCCTTAGCGAACTGTCCCTGTTGGTATTGGGCTAATCCTCCAACTACGGAAGATAAGATTCCAGTACCAGCCCAGGCTCCAGCTAATGCTAACATGCTCATTATTTCACCAAAGCAAACAATTCAAAATCAGCCCCATCAATACCGTACTTATGCAATGTAGCTTCGTGTTTAAAGCCTAGAAATTTAATAAATCGAATATTCAAAGGCTGATTGCTGTCGATAGTAGCTTGGATACGATGAGCCTTGAGTGATTTTAGTTTTCTTTTAACCAAGCGAATAATCATATATCTGTGTCGATAAAAAGCTTCATATGATTTGGCTGCTAACCAGCATTCAAATACCCCTGGCCAAAACATTCTAAAACCAGCACAGCCAACAATTACACCGTTATCCAATAATGTCCAAGAATGATTTAAATCACTATCACGAACATTCATCACCCCATACTTCTTCAGTATATCCTTCGGAACAACTTCAAAGAGGTCATGATTGTGATACTTCCGTAGGGTCATACTTCAACAGGTACTCCTGGGTCTGTTTATAATTAATATACCACCTAGCACCACCATGTGATTCTAAATATCTATTACAATTTATACATATCCAGCCTCTAATTTTACCTGTTTTATGATTATGGTCCAATACTAATTTTTTATTTCTGTCACAGATTTCGCATTGTTCAGGTTTTAGCTCTTTTCGTCTTTGATATTCTTCTACAGTAAGGTTTAATTCCAAAGCTTTACGTTTATCATTTTGGCATATTTTACAATAAGGTTGATAACTATCCCGCCTATTTTGGTGAGAAGGCGATGTTTCATAAAATTCAATTACAAGTTTAATTTCTTTACATATTGAACATTGTTTAACTGACTCACCTGCTGCATTTCGTAATAGCGCCATTAACCAATCTCTCCCACTTCAAATGAACCGAAGACACATAATATATGACTTGGTAGTGGTAATAGCTGTTCTATAATTACTCTCCCATCTCGGTCGAAACCAAGATTATTAACTTGGACATCTCCAGTAATGGGAGGATTAGGTATATCTACCAGGGTATTAAGCTGAAGAAAATATACCTCCTGATTATTTATATAAAGACCAACTGTATTATAAAGTCGTGCCCAAAGTTTAAGCCATCGTTTAAATAATCCCTGGATAGTTGGTCGTGGTTCCGGTCTGACTGTGGTGATGTGGCTATTATACTGTAATCCAATTTGTATGGTGGTGGCTGTGAAGCCAGTGGGAAAGGTATAGACACCGTCTCCACCCATGAGCACTGAAGGTAAGGCAATTCCGTTAGCGTTACCAGTGACATAGCGACCGGATAGGTAAGAGAGACCTGATACACTGGATACTGGATGAGAAAAAACAGTACGCAAGCCGCAATCGACGAGCATACTGGAATCCATAATTTCAATCGACCATCGAGTAGCGGCTTCACGGGTACGTTGAACCAGCATCCACACTTCATCAACTGCACCACCTTGGGTAGAAATATCAGCTATGCTAATAACAGAGTCACCCGTATCAGCACCTGTAAAATGTCGGTGCCATGCGAACACATCCTGGGTTTTATCATAGGTCATACCTAACAGTTGATTATTAGTAGTAGTGAACCAAAGAATCTTAAATGGTCGCTGCTGGTAACAGAACTCTTTAAAACCAACCGTAGTAATAATCGAATTAAGTATATTTAAATCGGTACTACCAAAGGAACTCGATACTGCATCAAAAGCAAAACGGTAGGCATTAAAGCCAGCTTTTTGTATAAAAATTAAATCATTATCTATCAGCTGTGGCTGAATATCAGCTGCACCAAATTGCGACTGTTTAATTACGTTTATATTTTGCGGGGTAATTGGAGCACCAGAGCTAAATACCTGTTGTCCTGAACCACCGTTAATAATATATTCACTCTCAGAACCAGAAGCAACAATACTGCCTTGGAACACTGTCATAGAGTGAATATGCTCAAAAATACTACTATTAACAGTAAACCGTATCCCACCATCAGCTAATGTTGAAAGAGCAAAATTCTCATAGTCTCCAACATTGCTACCCCATATAGTATTAGGCGTTCCCCCCTTTGTACCAGCGAAATATAATCTATCACCATATAAGCATACAGCATGAGGATAATTACCTGGACCAAAAGCAGGTTGTTCAAACCACCAACCTCCTGGTGGTGTTGGGGCAATTAAAGGATTACCCCAGGCATTCTGTTCAACTGCGGTAGGAACAGAAAACATAGTTACAGTTGCCGAAGTTGAATCCGTAACGGTATTAATCTGTCCATAACCACCTGCAAAATTGATATAAGAACCTACATCAATGGTACGGAAACAATCGGTAAATCCATCGTTATACTGTATCTTAACATTTGCTGTTCCGGTACTAGTTTGCCATGAACTATCAGTAGGATGTTTTGTGGTAGTTCTAACTGGAAACCCACCACCAAATCCTACTGGAGCCTGACCATGCCAATAATGTTGGTCAGGTGCTCCACCAGTGCCTGGTATAGTCTCTAAGAAACCAGGTGAAAAGAAAGCGTTAGGTGAACCACGAAGAAACCATTTACCTTTAGCATAGGTAGTTTGGTCAAACGGATTTGTTACTGTAGTAACCACTTGGGTATGCAGAGTTGCTCCAGTAGCACCATCAGTGGCTGTACCATCACCAGGACCGAAAGCATTAATAAATGCAATACCTGAACCAGCTACAACTGCCTTACCAATATCTCCGGCAATAAAACAAGGTGTACTAGCTGTAATTATATCTCCACCAGTTATTGTAATATTTGCTCCACTGCTACCATAGTGGCTACCAATATCTTGGTCTTGCTGAATTGCTGGAGCAGGATTAAAAACAATTGGAAAATACACCCAATTAGTATCATCTAATCGTATAAGTTTAGCAGGAGGGTAATCAGGATGACACAAATACATAACACTAATGTTTTGTGCATAATGAATTTCCCACAAATCAGCTAGTTCATACGGAGTACCAACCTGGTATGGAACAGGGGTGGGTGGCAATGGAGGAGCACCAGGTATCTGTATTTGGCCTTCATTTACGTAGAACTGAATGAAATGTCTACCAAATTCAAGGATATATTTTTGGTCAACACTTAAAGTAAACGGAATTAAACGGTCAGGTCCAGTGGTGTCAATAATATAGCGTGTACCCCAGCGACGTTGAGCACTACCTTCAACCCGCACAAAGAAATTAATCAATGATTCACAGGCTTGATGGTACTTGGCAATATCAGACCGTCCCAACAAGAATGGGCTAATCTCCCCAGCTATAAAGCTGTTCTTTATTAATTCAACCTTCGGCATTAGTAGCCTTCAATGGTTACACCGACATAGCCATAACGTGGAGTATTAAGGTCAGTATTCCAATAAGCATCCGGCCAATTCTCAACACCATTCAATGCCGCGGCTTCTTTCATACAATCATCAAATTCAGACTTAGCCATTTGGTAAGCCTGCATTAAGCCAGTAATTCCAAAGGCCATTTCCTTCATCAATTTAAACACAAAACATTGACGAAAGGTGGTATCCCAGCGATACGGGTCAGTTATCCTACTAATATACTCAATACCAGTTGTGACAGTAGGACCAATAGTAGTAACTGAGCTAGGCATATTATCAGCACCGTTACTATTGGGTGGTTCAAGACCCAATAACGGACCCGATGTATTAGCTGGTACCGCATCGGTATAAATTCGTCTACCAACAATCCTCCAGTGAGCATCTCGTGGTGAGAATCTGAATACACGTATACAATCAATCGGTAATTGATAAGCAGCGGTAAAAGTAACTAATCCAGGTCCATCACTAGCCGTCGGCATAATATCCAGTCCAAGTGGAGTTGCCTCCAGCATGGTTAATTGTGCCCATGAACGAGCAAAATTCCACGGTTGCCGTCTTAGTAAGTCATCACGTGAACGGTTATAAGATGATTCTAGTATAATACCCGAACCTGAGTTCTGACCAAAGGCTGTAATTGGAGACTGACCAAGATTAATTAAAACAGTATTGATAATATCAATATTAGTCTCAGCTGTAATACTACCTTCAGCTCCACTAATTTGACCTGGGTAATGAGCTGGAGGAAACCCTGCTCCCATAAATACTCCTTTAGGTAGGAGAGAGTATTAGCACAAGTTAGGCATAATAGCTCCTCTCTCCCCTACCTGCTTGGGATGCGCTTATACCCTAGTGGCGGGCATGCCGACCACCACGTTTACGTGCCTTGCGGTTACGTTCCATAGGTCTTCCTCCTCTTTATTAAATTTTCTTGCCGGACCACATAACAGCAAGAATGATTAATATCGTTCTTTCTTAGCCTTTTTACGTCCTCGACGGTTTCGTTCCATTTAATTGCCTTCCTCAACCACCATGATAAAACCAGTAAGAGTTGCACCAGCAGCAGGAGTTCCACCAGCAATAGTAGCCGTAATCCAAATTTTGTCTGAACCAAACATAGGAATAAGATTTCCAGTCGTTTGGTCTCCAAGCGGGTCGGCTCCTACCTGTTCAGTCATATTGGTATCTAGGTCATAACTACCAGCAGCAGCTACCGAAGTAGCAGCTTTATAATGCACCGCATCAGTATTAGCTGAATTATTCTTATCTAGTTTACCTACTGAAAGAGTCAAGCCAGCACTCCAGGCATTGAAATAAAGTCGACCAAAATAAATTCTCTCAGTTGGATTCATCCAAGCCAGGATTAATCTATCAGCCGCAGCTAGTGCTGCTTGAGTACCACCGGGTAAAGGATTGGTAGCAGCATTTTCTACGGTAAATCGATAAACCTTGAATATACCACGTACTTCAGTAGCACGAGGAAAAACAGGTCCACCAGCAACGCCAGCAGTAGCAGTACCACCGAGAACGCCAGAATAAATAGTATTGATTTGGTCGCTAACATAATCTGCCATGTTATACCTCCGCCACCGGAGCCACAACTACCTTCGGCTCCTCGATACGAGTAGCACCCATGACCATCTCCATATAAATCTGCGTGGAGAAGGACATATCAGGACGTTTAGCGATTTCAGTCAATACATCTTCCTGAAGTGCATAACCTATACCTGCCCTAGCCCAGGCTACTACCAATCGATTGCCAGCCGACGAAACACCACCAATTGGTGCATAAGTAATACCAAGTGCTGAAGCAGTATTTACCACTGGAATCCTGTTCGACATAATGAACTTGAATCCCATGTAGGTATCTACCGCACCTTCAGCTAAAGCTTTGACGGTATTATAATCGGCACTAGTAACCTGAACAAAAGTCAAAAGATTCTTGAGATTACCAGGACTAACCAGGATGAATCGTTCCTCATCAGGGTCAACATCTTGAGCATCAAACAGATACTTAATCTGTCGTAACCTTTGTGGTGATAAGGTCGAAGCATCATTTGTGCCACCAGTTGGACCATTATTTATGGTCAAATCGTTGGCAATGGCTGTGTTAGCCACATACTGTCCACTATTGAGTGGACCTCCGGTAGTTGGTAATGTCACACCAGTAGCACCATCTGGACCACTAAAGGCAGTACCTAACATCGAGGCAATGATAATGTCATCGGTTACACGGCCGAAGGCATTCATGCCAGCAATAGCATATTCAGATTCAGGATTGATTAGGATTTTGAGCTTATCATCATTATCGACCAAATCACCCCATTGATACGTATTCATGCTAACCCTACGTCTCGAATGAGGCGTAGAGATTAATGGGGTAGGAGAATGACGTGACTGTTTGACCTGAACCGCAGTTGCGCCAATTCTTTCGTAATAATAATTAAGCCCAACAATATTAGGTGTAGTTCTAACACAACCACGTAATCGTGAACCCTTCTGTTGAGACAGATGGATAACGTTATTACGATACTGTTGAACAAACGCCTGAGTAATCGTGAAGGACACATCGACCTCCAGTTATGTCCTATCACGGCTTTGTCCCTTACGGGAGCCTTAGGTTAAAGCGATTAAGTCAAACGGTCCCCGCTTCAGGATTTCCGTTTCTTCTTCCCATGCTTCACTAATCTAGCAAATTTAGTATCTTTATTTTCTTTAGCGTAGAATACGGATTTACCCTTTTTGGAGCCGTATTCCTGTATAAAAGCATTAAGAATAGATTGTCCAGTGCCTGATAGTGGCATATACTACTCGTGTTTAGGATGTGACTGCTTCGGTACCGAGACCACTCCAGATGCCGTTTGTGCAACTACTACTCCAGCACGTTTAACTTCAGAACCACCACAAAAAGGACATTCATATTTATTAGTATTTGTTCCTAAAAACTGCATAAGCCTATTACACGTATGACACTTCATCATGGCTCACCATTCATAACTTGAACTGAGGTTACAGGTCCACCAGGATTCATCACGTTAGCCACTAATAATGCTTGATAGGCACAATAGGGACAGTAATAAATATTACTGCTTCCTACTTGTTGCATGGGTCTGCTGCATTGCGTACAGTTCATGTTGCATTACTCCTATATTTGGGCTAGTAGTCACATTAGCTGGTGGGGCAAAATTACGCGCACCACAGTAAACACAACCATAAAGCTGTGCAGGGTCACTGAGTAAAGTCATTTGAGTACCACAATAATAACAATACCAGGTTTGTGCTGCCATACTATTCCTCTGGATAAGCTGTGGCATAAAGCCGTGACATTTCTTCTACTGCATCTTTATGCCGTGGGTCTCCTTCGTTGAAATATGGTCCTTTGTTATCAGCCATTATTTCACGGATACGCTTGGCTGCTGAATCTCGGTCAGAGGATTCTTTGCGAGACTGTTCGTCAATAAAATTGTCTTCCCCGAGTCGATTCGACAAGTCATGAAAGAACCGTAAGACAACAGGGTTATCGTCATTACCTGTCGATTCGAGCCACTTGACGAAAGGATGGTCTCTCTGATAATTGACAAGCATTGCCACAGTTTTGTGTGCTCGGTCTCGGTTAGTGTCATATCGAAACCCCCATTCAGACTTTAGTTCTCCCAATTCAGTAGCACGAACTTTCTGTTGGCTTTCAAAGATACCCTGGGATTGTTGCAATCCCCAATTAATCATCTGGTTGAATTGACGCTGATTCAACCCCATATCATGAGCAAATTTGGTTATATTGCCTTTGAACTCATCATCCAATTGATATTCTTTGGGTAAGTCAGGTAACTTATAACCATTAGCTTGTTCTGGACGACCCCAGTGTTTGTGATAACTATCCCAAGCTTCTTTGTCTGATTCTTCTCTCGGCACCCTTCCGGTAGAAGAAACAAACTTCTCCATATCAATATAAGATTTAACTAGCCCACCAACGTCTTTAAAACGAGTCAATGACTCATTAGCCTGAAGTTCAGGTGGTAGTGATGCACGCCAATCACCATTGTCCGCCATTTACTTGCTCCTTTGATTCAGCTCGAACTCTTCAATCTTACTCAGAATATAAACAATAACTTCTCTGGCACCTACATTCAACAGTATATTTGTACTATCAAATGAACGGGTCATAAAAGTAGGATTATAAAATTTACCCATCAAATCCCTAAGTACCATCGCACCCTGTTCAGACTGTCTAAAGGCTGAATAATAATTAGCCAATAGAATTTCGTATTCATCAATATCATTCATGATGAACCAATTTCACTAATCATCTGACCAATTGCTTCTACATCTTCAGCTAATTTACTGTGAATATCAAATGGAATAGGAATAGACGGTACGTCTAAAAAAGCTTTTAATACATCATTATGCGCTTTCAACATAGCGACTACTATCTGCATTTCTGCTGATAGCTGCCTTCTGCTTTCAGTCTTAGTTTCACGCTGTTCTGCCACCTTGTCCTCCCATTAGCTGTTCTAATGGGCTACCTGATTGAGGCTTTTGACTAGTTGAACGAACCATTGGAGATAGATTCTTAGCCCCTTCAGTAGCATCCATCATATCTTGCTTTTGCTTCTCTTGCTCCATTGCCTGTTGCTTCTGTTGACGAATCACATCCAGTTGCTTCTGGTCACGAACGATATCAGATGGTATACCTAGAATGTTAGCTGTGTACCGTGCCATTTCATCGAAATCTACTACGTCAATTACATCGGGATGCAACTTAGCAATTGGCTCCAATACCTGGGTAAATTGCTGAACCGCGGTCATGTCAGATGAACGCTGTGCTCTAGCAAGTGGACCTTCGTACTGAATACGAAGTCCGAGTGGCTTAGTTATAAGCGCTTGAACCAGCGCTCCAGGAAGCGGGTTAAATAACCCTGCTCGGTACATAATTTTGAAAGTACGGTCAATAAGCGGAGTTGCAAATTCAGTATCAATCCTACCCAAAGTAGGACCAAGCACCCGCTGCATGGTTTCATATCTAACATTAACCTCAGTAGCTGTCATCTGAGGACCAGTCTGTAACTGTAACTGGTCAATATAATACATGCCATGAATCGACTGCTTTAATTCTTCTTTCTTTAAATTAACTACTTCATATTTGCCTGTGGTGTCAATCGGGAATAATGACTCTCGACCGGATTTTAACATGGTAATGCCGCCAGGTATCATGCGAGCAGGACCGATAATTTCACCACTAACTACAGCCAAGGGAGGGTCAACATTCTTAGCCAG